AGGTTAATGTTTGACCACCAACAAAAGATTCTGATTGTATAGCATCAATAATAGCTTGTACTTTAATTGCATACTTAAATTGATTCCATTCAACACCATTTTGATTGTGTGTACCAGCTCCGTGATGTGATATATTTCTTATTCCTAAATCTGGATTAGGAGGAAAATTAACGTGGCTAGAACTATCGTAAATTAATCTGTTTGTATGTGTGATTAAAGGCACTATAATATTACCATTTTCTACAGCAACTTGCATTGCACTTGTAACATTGTTAAAATTATAAATTTGATTGTAGTCATTTAATTTTTGTAAAGATGATAACTGACTATCAGCAAGAACGTCTTTTAGGTTTATAGTGTTTCCAAAAAAAGTAATATTGTATGTATGAGGTACGTTGTTCTTTAACTTAACACCATTTAGTTTTATTAACCCTTCTTTGAAAGAAAGATTGTTTAATTCTAGTGTTGATTGTTTTTTAATTCTTGCATCGTAACCTTCTTCAATACTAAAATCATAATAGTGTTTAAATATTTTATTATTTGTTTTTGATGCTGGTATTGCAAACGTTCTTGTAAATTCAGTAAATATTTTACTGATGTCTTTCACGTTCTGAATAGACTGCGTTAATACAACACTTTCGTCCTCAAATAAATCTACTCTTTGACCCTCTATGTATAGTTGTATTTTTTGCATTTATCTTATGTCATTTAAAACATTGTAAGAATTTTCAAACTCTATCGTGTACTCAACTAACTTATCGTTTAAGCTAGTCTTATAAGTTATATCGCTAGTCTTTATATTAATTGGTAATACTTGTTCGTCTGTATTTGTTAAGTTTGTTATCCATATCTTTTCAGATAACAATAACTGCTTAAATACTTCGTTGTAAGATTCACTTAAAAAGCCACTACTCAAAGTCATTGACTCGTTTGCAGTAATGTTAAAATCTCTTTTCGTGTGCACACTCGTATCGTATGTATTAGTGTAAGTTAAAACATTAGCTTTATAGCTTTCTCTTTTAGTAGTCATTTGCTCAACTTTCTTTTTGAAGAAATACATATCTTGTAATACACCAAACTTATTAACAAAGGTTATTTTCTTTGGCTCGTATTTACACTCATCAATAGTTTTTACATTTATAATATCAAGTGTTCCATTAGTATTCCCAATATGTATAGCATCTACTTTACCAATACTCAGAGTATTTAGATATTGCGAGATACATTTATTATCTTCAAATACACCTAGATAATTACTAGCTACTCTTGACTTAAACGAATCTCTTTCACTCTTTCCATTTATGCTAATATGTGCTACTTGTTCTGTGGTGTCTAATGAATTATCGGTATTGATATAACTACCAACAACCTCTCCATCTCTTAAAAAAGCGATACTAATATTTGTTCCAATGTAGACTGGTATTCTGTAAACATTATCATCTAACGCAAAAACCTCTTTATTACTCATTAGAAGATTCTTTCCAGTATAGGAATAGTAACTACCTTCTTCAAAATAAGAATAACCATCTAATGCTAAGTAAGTTGATGTTGATTGAAATAATTGACCTCCGTTTGAATCAAAAGATGTCTTTACAATTCGCACCCATTTACAAGTATAATATTCATCAGCAGCAAAATAAAAACCAAAAAAAGGTACATCTAAATAATCTCTAATTAGTTCAGATATTTCAAAATTTATTCCAATAGCACCTGGTAATATTTGCTTTCTTAAAGAGTATTGAGGTGTACCAGTATAATCAGTATCTCTATTACCTGAATATATTTCAATATCTACAGTAGCATAGGCTATATTTACGCTTGCATCCCTTACAAAAAAAGGACTTCTTGTGTTAATTATTTGACTCATTTTTTCTTTTTATTATTCATAAAGACCAGGCGTACCAGCTGAGCTGCATCCAGGCCATATGACTTGGCTAATATTTCAGGTAACATTTCATAATGCTTTTGGAATGGCTTAGTAAAAAATAAGCTAGGCTTAATACCTTTTTTAAACACCCCTACTGCTATTGCAAACTGAATGCTCTTACGTGGTAGAAACTTACCCTTATCATCTCTAATAGCTATCTTTCTTCTTACTATCCACTTATCCATCTTACTTGGTGGTGGCATTCCTTTTAATCCGTTCTTGCCTCCTTTACTCTTATATGAATATGGAGTGTCATATTTCTTTTCAACACCTGAAACCCCTTGGTCTATAAAGGCTCCGTAGTGTTCCATTTTAATCACAAACTCTAAGGCTCCTGACGGATATATTACAACCGGCTCCCCTTTAATACTATTGCTAAGCTTTCCGGAGGCGTCTATTGACTGATTATACTTGCCTTGTGGCCTAGCTAGGTTTTCTTTCGCATCTGCTATTACGAGGTCTCTAAACTCCTCTAGTGATGCTTTTAAGTTTGAGAACTCTTCTAACATTTACTGAAATCATTTGCAACCATAATATTAGCCGTGTATGTCCAGCCAGCTATTTTGTTTTCAAACCTATCATAAAACGGCTCACAAGCCGGTACACCATCTAACTGAAATAAGTCTGTATTCAAAGTACCTCTTCTGAGTACCTCATTTAGCTTATTCAGGACTGCCAGCTGCGTATTCATTACATCGTGTTCATTATCTACTCCGTTGAATGTTTCGTCTAAGTTAAGAGCTTCGTTTATTTGGTCTTTACTCTGCCATACAACATCCATAGCCAGGATAGAAATATTAAATACAATAACATTACCTTGAAGTGTAGCACTATTAACTATCAAATGTGATAAAGGAAATATGGTAATCTTGTTCAGGTCTATCTCTGTCAAATCTCCTGATGTAACCGTATTCACATTAGGGTCTAATAATAACTCATTTTTAATCTTGTCTAACGTCTTGTAGAACGCTTGTGGTCCAGCTATACTCATTTCTTAAATTTACTTTTTATATTGTCGCTTTCTAGCTTGGCTTTCTCTTGTTCAAAACTTAGCATAGTTAAGCAAGCGTTTACTCCCAGTTTGGTAATATCATCAAATCGTCTAACATCTCCTTTAGCGAGTGCGTAAATCGACTGATACCAACCCCATTTAGATGCGAACGATTGAAATCTTGAATAGCTGTTTTCTCCTGATTCTCCAAATAATTCACTATACCTTGAGATAATTCTATCCCTAAACGATAAAAAAAAACCAGGCTACTCACTACTGCATCCATAGGCATATTCATCATAAGCTCATCATACTGCCCAGGATCATAACTCTTAATTCTATATTTACCACCCAGCTGCTGCTCTATTGGTCTGTATAATACGGCCATAGCTTTATGCATATTAGTCCAGTCGCCCATAAACATATCCAGGTCAATATACTCTCCAAAGCTCATATCTTCAATCTTAGGAATAAAACCAAACTCTACTCCACCCATACTAAATCTCTCTACTAACTCAGGTTTAGAATTAATGGCATCTGATATAATGTTTACGATATGCGTAACGTCTTTTATTTTAAGAGCTATCGCCTGGTCGTAAGGTACATTACAGAATATCTCTAACATCTTTAGTGATATGAAAGACTCTGAATTAACGTCATCTTTATTTACGTTTACCAGGTTTTCATACTTCATATATTGAGCTAATGTAATTTCAGATAAATTGTTCGGTACGTTTACTTTGAACTCCATATTAATGATTTAACATATAACGCTCAGAAATGGCTATTTTACAAATGGAACAAAAAAAAATAGGCATCTTGTTAGACACCTATCTTAAACACTCTCAGAATGCTTTAAAATTACTCTCTCGGCTTTCGGCCGGCCTTTCCTTTCCAGTCTTCTGCTAACTCTTTTCTAAAATTAACCATATTGTTCTTAGTATATTCATCGCCTTTCTCGATAGCTCGCTTACAAGTAGAGTATAAACTAGGGATGTCTTCTAATAAAGCTCTAGCGTCAAACTCTATCCTCATAGCTTCGTCTTCGGAATAACCTATAGTTTCAATATGTACAACACCAGGCGTTGCGTATAGGCTAATTGTTTTTAAAATAAATGCTTCTTTCATAATTTAAGGTTTAGTATCTAGCAGCATCACTCTGTAAAAAAAGTGATACCAGCCTTTTAGACATTTCATAATTCAGTTTAATGGCACCAGGATCAGGACTCACGTATATTCCGTTAGGACTTCTCTGTATCTCATACGTATTGTCAAAATCTAATATGACCAATAACGTTCCTCTCATAACGTGGGTATGTGTAACACGCATCTTATCTATGTTCCTCATAACTTCTAGTGTTTATTGATTCGTGAATATAATCCTCAAGGTCTTCTCTGTAACGCTCTATCTCCTCAGCTATATCAAGGATGCGTTGTAGTCCCTCCAGCTCCATACGGCTGCCAAGAGGCTCTCCGTTAAAAATTTCATTCTCTATTACTTCTAGACACTCGTCTAAATCTTGTGCCGTGTTGTGGAAACGGCAATAACTCATATTACTCATAATTGTTCGTTTAAATGTTATTAACTATATTTCTCTGATATTCTAAAACCCTCGTTTAAGCCTCTCTCATATTGACTAGAAGCCAGCTCACACATAATATCACTTAATTCGATAAATTGCTCTGCGGTTAGGTTTAATTTCAAAGCATTTTTTTTATCGTAAGCTTTTGCTAAATTCGATTTTAATGATTCTGTTTTCATAATGTTAAAAGTTATATTTGATTTTAATAAGATTCCACCAGGTTAAGTGCTGGTATTCTTTCTCTGTGTAAACGTGGATTCGGCCTCTAACCTCTAAAGCGTGTAAACCGGATGGTAGGATTCTGTGTATCATAATTGTTCTATTTTTTAATGTTAGACAAAGCAAAGATAAGAAAAAAAAGTTACCAACAAAATTTAATAACTTATTTAGCGTGCTTCATAGCGTGTTCGTAGGCCTTGACTAATAACAAGTGCTGGTGTGGATTCTGAGGCCTAGAAACGCTTATCCTTACACCCCTACAATGGAATATAAAATTACTGACTACTTGTGCCATTTCTTCCTCTGTCTTACTTGATTGCATACTTACCAAAGTTAGGTCTACTAAGAATAGAATAAGTAGCGTATCTCAATCCGTCGATAAGATGATTATTCTTGTCTTCTGGTTGATTAGTTAGCTTTCCACTCTTGTCTTCTTTCCACTTGTAAGACCGGAACTCTCTAACCAGGTTATCTGAAACCGGCACCAGGTTTAATGTGTATCTTTTAAGTAAATCAATACCAGCGTTGATGCTATCTTTACCTTTAACAGACGGCCTTATGTTCCAACCCATACGTCTAAGCTCATCATTTAATCTAGGCTCAGCTGAGTCTGCATAAACCAGGGATCTATTAACGCCTATTTCTCCCAGGACTTTACTAATATCAGATGCAGTCATATGTGTTCTATAAAGATGCTCTTGGATATAAAGATTGTTCTCGTCTTTCCATACTGATACAACTGCCGTTGGGTCATTGGAGTAGCCGTAATCCATACCATAGGCTACAAATGAAGCGTTTTCAGGAACTCTTAAACATTCTTGATACTTGAATATAGTTGAGCGTGAAGCTCCCCTCTCTCCCAGGCCGTATATTTGCCAATATTGTTCATCAGTATCTCGCAGCCTTTCAATCTCAGATATGATTGTTTCGTTTAGAAACGGATTATCTAAGTATGTGGTCTGATAAAACTCAGTATCTTCTCTTGTAATTACACGATCATAAATCCAATGAAACTCGTCTGATGGATTGTAGTCTAATATAATCTTGTCTTGTGTTCTAAAGACCAGCTGCTGCCAGTCCTCAAAGAATAATTCATTAGCCTCATTAATAAACAACAAATCTCTCTTCCGGCCTCTTACTTTCTGAGGCTGGTCTAGGGATATAAATTCAACCAGGTTACCGAATAGCTTATACTCAGAGCTTGACTTATTATGATTAGAGTCGTTATAGATTTCATAGATTTTAAGAATGTCGATGAAGTCACGCATCACAGTCGCTCTTGTACTTGGAAATGTCTTTCTAGTGATTGTAATAACCTTTCCGTTATGTCTATTGCAGTAAGAGAATATAATCCATAACAATATGTTATACGTCTTGCCTGACCTAGTACCACCTTGCTCTACTACTATCTTCTTTTGAGAGCTTTCTAAGTGGTCAAATATAACATTGGTATCAATCTTCTTTTTTGCCATTCGTAATTATGTTTACCTCGAATGATGTTTGCTCTCCGTCTGCACCGGTTATCTCCTGGCGTTCTACATAACCTCTTTTCTTTCCTCTTGTCTTCAACAGAAATATAGTAGCCGGCACGCTACCCTCTTTAATCTGTAAATGTAGATGAGATTCTGCAAAATCAAGGATGACGTTCTCAAGGTCTGAAACCTCTTGAGCATAATCATTGTCTTCTTTTAACCAGCGATAATGTGTATTACGACTAATACCTACCATTTTACAAGCCGTTGAAACTATGCAAAGCGTTTTCTCTAAAGCTTCGAGCATATTCTTTTTTAAGGTGTCACTATTTGTCATCTTCTATAAATGTTTTAATTAACTGATATGCCTCGTCTGAGCCACTTGCTAATACGTCTTCTTTAATATTATTAACTCTTGTCCCAATGGACTTGATATGTCTTTCGGTTTGCTTAGAGCCTCTTATTTTACGCCCAGCTTTTCCGTCTCCACTAATTTTAAATATAACCGGCTTAGCCTTTATAATGAATGTGCTATTGGTAAACCTATCTCCCTCACAGATAACCGTCTTGTGTTTAGACCAGGCCAGGAACTTATCTAAATCTGTAACTACACTCATACTAAGTCTATCACTACCTTCAAAAGTAGAGCCGTCATAGACTCCTATAATAGCTATATCATCGTTATAATGAAATTTAAACTTTCCAATCTTGCCTGGCCGTAATTTATGGTCTGCTAAGAGCTGCTTCATTACCCAGGTCTTACCGACTCCACAAGCTCCTATTAATAGTATGTTCATCGTTGTCTAATGTAATCATTTAAATCGTTTGTAAAGTCATCCCATTCCCTATCCATCATAATAACTTGACCGGTCGTTCTGTAATGGTTTTGCTTTATCTTGCCAAAGCCAGGGTCTGCCGGTGTACTTTCTAACCTAAGATAACTAGGTAAGACGTCTTCACGGCTATCCCAAAATATCTTAAACTTGTTTTTACTTTGCCATTGCTTTTCTGCGTATCTTATTCTATCGTGAAACATATCGTTGTAAACATTAGGATAACGTCTGTTAGGCCTATGCCAGGACTTATAACAACAAAGCGTAGTTTCCAGTGTGAAATAACTTAAGTCTTTATGTGGAAATCTTGCCTCTGCCTCTGCCAGCAGCTTGACCCCCTCTGACTGAAGCCAGGTTATTGTATCATCTGCATAATGTACTTCATTCTTCCACCAGTCTAAATCATCACGGCCTAACACTTTACAAAGACCATTCCTATGAGACTTACTTCCTGATATGTTACTTAGAAATAACGTATCACAATCTAAATGGAGGCCAGCTATTTTAAGATACTCTAAATAACTGAATGTAGCCAGGCGTCCAAAGGTGTAAAAATTGTTGATAACAAAGTCCCAGGTGCGTCTAAAGTTCTCATACTTATCATCGGTGCTGCAAAGCTCTTTGAATAGGTCTTCTTGTGACCGGCCTCTTAACACTTCTTTGTACTTTATGATGCAGTCTTCAAATATGTTTTTTATGTATCGTCTGTCTGTGTCCCAACCCAGCTTGAGGTAATGCGTGCGATACCAGGAGCTAAACTCTTTGATGTCTAAATTTTTGAGGCTTGGGAACTTTTCAAATATCAAATATGTGGTAAGTACATTCTGTGAGCATCCGTTAATGAATGTAAACCAAAGCTGCTCCTCGAGATCTAAATCTAACTCTTTAAAAATATGTGGTATTGCATAATAAACTGCTCCAGCGTGTCCCTGATATTTCAAATGAAATTCATAGAATCTTAAAAAAACTTCACGCCTATATTGAGGCAATCTAAAGTCAAGACCAGGCACTAAATCAGACTGCTCTAATACACCATTTATGTCACAATATCTCTTATTTTCAATCATTTTATATATTTTATTTTTCAGCTCTCTACGTATCGTCAGCAGTAGATTTTTTATTTTCGTAAGATTTCAATAGCAGTATGTCCCAAAGGTGTGAAAAGCTCTTAAAACGTCTTAAAAGTGGCTTCAATTAACTACTGGAAAAACCTCTCTTGGCTCATTTCCGACCACCCAAAAGAGTGTATTTTTGTTTAAATATTTGTCAAATGTTTCAGGATTCTGTTTCATCCAGTTCCATATTTTACCCTCATACCTTGGGTGCAAATCTATGCCACCAAAATTGTACGGCATCCAATCACCGTAACTGCAAAATCCAGTTCCATTTATGTCGTGATGAATTAAATCTATGCCAGTATTTTTGTCATTGAACATTGTATATCTGAATGCTGAATTAAGATTTTTGCCTATAACTTTGCTAATGATTTTCAAACGCTGAGGTATGTATTTTAAATTGTATGAGCCGTTATTACCAATTCCCATAAGTAATATTCTCTTTAAATTACGAGGTGGATTCTGAGATATACCATACAGAATGCTAACCACTGAATTACAAGAGCCACACGGAATAATCATTGTTTCAATATCATCAGGAATATTGGCTACCTGATAACTTCCTATCTTATGAAAAGCCTCTATTCGCTCAGGTGGATTTAATCTCTCGTCTACGGTAATATTAGTTTCTAATACTTCGTGTCCTGGCAGCTTCTTGGCTAACTGAAAGGCCTTTGATTGCAAAGCTCTAGCATAACCAATCTTTTCTACTTTGAACTGAGCTCCCATACGATGTGCTAGTATCATATTAGTATGCTTCATATAATGCTTGCTACCGGTTACTATTAAACACCCCAGGTCATAATGCTTACATATTGAGGATATGAAAGGATGTTGTGGACTACCTACTACTGAGCCTGAAACTATACCGGTAATATTTTTTGTTTTAACCCATTCATCTACGAGCCATAAACATTGCCTCATCTTAGAGCCGTTTACTCCGTTGAAGCCTAATGGTGCAAACTTGTCTTCACGCTTAAATTTTACCCCTCCGTACTCTTCTACTGGTGTGAGGTCTTTTAGGTAATCCGACCAGCGTATCTGAGATCTATCAAAACTATATTGTGGGAATATGCTATTCATTTAAAAATGCTTTAAGAGGATAAAACACTAAAGTATTACGATATCCCTCGTCAGCTAAAGGTACGATAGGAGTAACTCCGTGTACATTACGCCAGGCCGGATATACTAACATCGAATTATCGCAGCTATCTATAGTGGCACCATAATCAGGAATAGTAGTACAACCCCCTTTGCTATTTTGACGCTTGCAGATAATCACATTTACTGCTCCGACCAGGTTTGCAGTATCTCTATGATAAGGAGCTGCTATGTTGTAATTAGAAATAGAGCTTGTAAACATATTACCAAACTTCCATTTATCATCTATGCCTTTAAATAACTCTAATTGCTTTTCGTAGATGTTAGGTGCCAGCTGCTTAATTAGTAACTCAGATTCTTTTGCAGCCAGGCTCATAGCCTTTACAAAGTTCTTTGCAGATTTAACTGAATGTACTGAGCTAATAGTAGAGTAAGGTCTTCTCATATGAGGCCTTGGTGGTACTGCTCCTAAGATTGTGCTAAACTGTAGTACGCCTGAGCTTCGCTTCATAGTTGCTTTAGGAACTCGTTTTGACCTAAGCTCTGAATCGGCCAGGTTGATGAAGCTGCCCAGCCTTTCAGAATACTTATTAACATCTCTAATATAGAAGCCTATAAGCTCGTCATTATCATAAAAAAGTGAATCCTCAGTAACATTAGGCTCTATGTATTCACATACATCTCCGACCTTTACCGAGTGTTCAACCTTATTTAAATTAATCCTTTTCATAACCTTTCTTGACGTTTCTTAATTCTTCTAACAATAGACCTCCTACGTATATGTTTCGCTCTCTAAAGTGCTTATTATACCTTATAACATCATCTTTTGGCATATCTACTTTAATATGCATCGCTTTCTTTACGTTTGACTCGTAATTATCAATCTCGTCTTCTAAGTCTTCATAGTCTAAAATCGAATAGTCTATGGTTGTCTTTCCAAACCAGTCATTAAATTGTGGAAATTTATCTTGGATAATCTCTTCATCCCATTCGCCAAAACTAATATTGTCTTTGATAACTAATTCTTGCTTTTGCTTATCAGTAAAATTTGTTACTTGCTTTACCTCAACATCTTTATTACCAAGCTCTACCCAGGCTCTATATCTCATATTACCAGCCAGGATAGTATTGTTCTCATCAATAATTATCGGCCTAACATTCATCATATCAGGAAAATCAGTCAGGGACTTCTTTAAGGCTTCGTACTTATGCGTGTCTATGATACGTGGATTATTCTCATAGGTGTTTAATTGGCTTACTTTAATCTTCATAATTATCTTTTAAAACTTTAACTAAAATATCTCCTACCGAGCCACCCAGGTCTGTAACGTCTTTCGCTAATTGATAAGCAGCCGGATAGTCGTTTATATCAAACTCTACTACATAAACTGGAGGCTTCTCACTTACGTTTTCAGAGCCATCTATATCAGGCATATCATTTTTAGGATTCTCATCTTCAAAGTCATAATCCATATCATCATCAATAGCTTCTTGTGGCTGCCATACGTTTAACCCAAACTCTTTAAGTTCTCCAGGATCATAATCGTTACCCAGGATGTCCCAATCCCATACTCCGTAATTAACATTGTCTTTAACTACGAACTCTTTTTTACGCTCAGCTGAAAGGCCGGTAACTTGAATTACCGGTACCTCTTTAACTCTAAGCTCCTTTAATGCTAAATATCTTTGATTACCCCCCAGGATAAACCCATCCTCATCTATTACTACTTCTCTTAATTCTAACATTTCAGGAAAATCTCTCAAACTCTTTACGAGCTTTTGAAAGTTACTATCTCTAATTACCCTGGGATTATCAGGATTCGGCTTCAACTGGCTCAGCTTGTACTTCGATATTCTTTGCTGCTTCATATTTTACATTTTGGTTTAATAATTCATTAACTAAGTCAGATACCTTAACTACATTATCTTCTGACATATTCTTTAGAGCCGTATCTATAAAAGCAATCCTCTCTGAAACACTATTCTTGTTTGCACATAGTTGATTAAAAAGAGGTAAGAAATTCTCGTTGTAACGCTTATAGACATCAAACATCTTTAACGAATGAATAACCGTAGCGTGGTCGTAATTCTTGCCGTAATATCTGTAATTATCTCTAATCCAGGTTAAGCTCTTGTTCATAACTTTCTTTAATATGTAATTATATAACGCTCTATATTCTACATACTCTCTTTGGCGTGAGTTTTTAAACACATCTACCCCAGTAATTTCTTTAATGAGGATAGCCATTTCTATTTCTTTTCCTATCATAATGTAAACTCTCTATAATAATTATCTAAATCTGCACCATCTTGAAAAAAGGCCTTATACTTAGAAATCGCTTCTCTAACCTTTGCTTGGCCGGATAAATAAAACTCTTCAGAACAATGTGCTAATGCCATTTCTAAATTACCTTTATCAATAACCAGGAACTTAAAGTTCTCATAAGGTACATTGAAGATATTGCAGTAAATATAAACCTGGCAGTCATAGTGATATTTCTTGCAGCTATAATGAAAGCCTCCTATATCATTTGTAGTCTTTAAATCTACGATTCTGTTTTTGCCCAGGATGTCTGCCTTGGCTCTGAAAGGAAATCCGTCTACTAATCCAATACCAGGTACCTCAAACTCAGAGTCTCCTAAATACTTTAGACTCATTTCAGTCCTGAGAAACGCATCAGCTAACCTCTCTGCTTGATTCTTTTCTTTTATAGTAAAAACCTTGCCGTGCTCTTCTTTAGCTTCTTTAAACTTCTTTGTGTTCTTACTTTGTACGTCTATGAATATTTGTGACTCAAAAACATCAGGCTCTAAAATAGCCGTGTGAAATAACCAGCCATCTCTTAAAGGCTGAGATTCTTTTTGTGAATACTTTTGTCTAAAGGCATACGTCTTAGGACTATCCAATAGGTCTTTAATGGAGCTTGAACTCAAAGCTAGTTTGTTAAGCTCTCCATAATAGAACTCGTCATCTTGCATTTTAGATAAAATCTCATCTTTCTTGTACTCGACTCTGTCTAATAATTTAATTGTTTTACTCATAATATAAATGTTAATTTAACTCCTCAGTTTGGCCAGGAGCTTTAGCCATAATTTTGTCATACAAATCATTAACAAGCTTCAAAAGTATTATCTGACGCTTTTCTAATGCTTTAATACGCTCTTGTTGTGTTAGTTTCTTTTTTCTCATAAACCGGATATGTTTTTAAGCCTCTGTATTTCTGCCTTTAATTCATCGACCTCAGCTTCAGATTTTCTAGCTCGCATAACTGCTCTGTTTTTATCAGCCTTAGAGTCGCTCATATACTTATCATACAAGTTCCTTTCTGACTGGATAGTATTTACATAAAAAAAGACATTCTTTAATGATGTTGATAACTCTTTGAGTTCATCGTTGTCAGGCTTCAGCTTCTCCCACTTCTGTACAATCTCACAACAATACGAGAAAGCTGCAAAATACTCTAGGTCTTTGAGTGTGTTAATTTTTGGATTCATTGTTCTAGTTTTAAATGTTATTGTTGCAAAGATAGGTATTTATTCATTAATGTTAATAACTACTGCTTTGCTTTCGTTTAATAAGTAGCATTCTTTTTTGACTTTACGGCTATTCCACATAGTAGTTTCAGGACAATATAAAGTCTTTACCTCAGGCAGCTCCAAGTCATTAAGCCAAAACATATAATTACCTTTAGAATCTGCTACAAAATACAAGGCCACTACATTAAGGCTTAATAGCCTCTCTAACTTATCTTTCTCTATTAATTTATCTTCATAATGTTTATCTCTAAATTTCATTTCTATTACGCAATCATACCCTTTTGGAGTCTTACCTTTAGCGTCATACCATTCCATTCCCTCTCCAGTATGTGATAACTCCCAGCCATCGAGATTCAGCACCATAACTACTGCCTTTTCCCACTTATGAATATCTTTAATCTTCATTCTCCCAAATATTATTTAGGTCTTTAATCCAGGCGTTGTAAGTCTTGGGACTACAAGTACACGGATATTTAACCTTGTGATTGAAATATTTAGCGTGTAATTGAACTAAGAGATCTATCTCTTTTTTTTCTAACCTATCTGATGTGTTACTTCTGAACTTAGTCCAGTCTTTAAAGTCTTCACTTGACATCTTCACTTTTGCCATATCTATCTATTTTAAAATTATTCCAGTCTTCTCTTCTTTGTTCGCACCCACAATCTACACCCAGGATTTTACTAATGGTTTCTACTAACCACTTTATACCGGTATATTTTGTTATGTAAAATACTAAATCACCTAATCGCATATGTTCTTTTTTATTGTTCTTTTTACTTTTTGGATTGTTCGATAAATAGAGTAGTAACTTATACCAGTCATTTCGCTGAGCTGGAGCATAGAAATATTCTCATTATAAACCAGGTCAAAAACTTTCTTGTCATACCAATGTAATCTCTCTAAAACTTCTTTGAGATGATCTTCTTTAATTTTAACATCTATTAACTCATAGATATAATCTTCAGAAAGTGAATTAGACGGCTTTTCAGAGTGTTTCGTTCTTCTGCTAACCTTTCTAGTGTAATCATAAAATAAAGTCCTTAGAGTCTTAAAAACGAAATAATAATTAACTTCATCTTTGTTGTACATAATCTTAGTCTTGTCTTTATTCTTTTCAGACCAGCCGTGAATCTTTATGTACATATTTTGAACTATATCTTCAGCAGTCATTTTATCCAGGCCAAAACTCATTGTAATTTCGACCCAGGTATTATGCTTTGCTGCAAGTAGTTCTAGTATTGTCAAAAGGGTATTTCTTGATTTAATTTATGTTTCTGTGGTTTGAGTGGATTTATTCCGTTAATTTCAAAACCTACATTATTCTTTACAGACCTTAAACGAATAGGCTCATCCATTGGAGTAGGTCGGCCACCAGTATCTATGTCTTTGACCTTTCTAACGTGGATATGACTTTGCATCCAGTCTTGTGGGTGTTGTATGTATCTGTGTATAACCAGGAAATCATCTGCTCTGTTCACAAACTTACCTCCTCCTTCAACATCTGATGCCATAGGTGGAATAGGATGGCCAGCATAAAAATCTTCTTTAGGATGCCTCTTACGTAACGCCTCTGTACTTGCGTGTGTGTTAAGCCATATTGATACATTATTGTTTTTGCAAAACATCCTCATCCTGGATGTCGCTTCGTAATCGTATTCGTGAGAGCTTATACCTTTCAGTACTTCTCTGTTCTTTATAAGACTATTGTATGGGTCTAATAAAAAGCCACCATAATTCCAGGCAGCTTTAATATCTTGAGCTAATTTCAGGAGCTTATCAAAAGTGAATAAGTCTTCACAATTTACAAACTTAAAATGGTCGTTAATCCAGGCAGCTTGTTTCTTGTAAACTTCTTGTTCAATTTTATTTATCGGCTTCTGCTCCATAAACTCTATTAGCTTTTTTATAATACTATACGCTTCATTCTCTGAGCTAAAAACCAGCCAGCGTATTCCGTGTTTCATTGTGTATAAAAGCATCAGGTATAATACTACCGTGGTCTTTCCTACGTTTGCGTGACCTAAAATCACATTAAAATTACCAGGCTTGAATCTAAGGTGTTCGTCTATACCTTTGATGCCCAGGCCTAATCCCTCCTTAAATTTGCCAGTTCTGACATCATTAAGCTTGTTCATTGTTTGCTCGAAATTTATCAACATATGTTAGAGTTTTGTGCTTGAAATATAAAAAAAAATAATGGATAAAAAAAAAGGGAGCTTTTTTACGGCTCCCCTCTATAGTTAAAATGGGACTATATCATTATCCCTATCAGGACTATGGTCTGATGATTTTACCTTTTGTGGTGTCCAGTCATCAAAGCTAGCATACATTTTATCAGGGTCTGATTTAGCCTTTAAAATATCTACATTAAGCCAGCCGTTATTGTTCTCAATATGAGCTTTCTTCTTAATAAGGAAATCAGCAAATTCTGCAGCTCTGAAACCCAGGCGTGCAACTACGAAATCCTTTGGTCCTTTCTTGACGATTATTCCGTCTACAAATTCTTTAGCCATTATTTTAAGTTTATAAAATCGATTAATAATTGAGCGTCACGGATAACCGTAGTAATATCGCTTTGCCCTCTCTGAGCGTGAAAATCAGCTGAAGCCTTAACCATACTCTGACGTATAATCAACTGCTCTCTGTTTGAGTTCGGAACGCTAGGTGCCGTTCTCCTTGCTGAATCTGTTTGCTGCTGCTGAGTGTAAACCAGCTTTGCAGTGTTGTACTTAGTATCTTTAATCTGATACTCTGCTTCATCTCCTACTACCTTTTTAAATTCGCCGGTAGCCAGGAATATTGGATTATCTCCGTTAGCGAATGTGACCTGGAATCGGTTAAACGTTTTTTGTCCGTTAGACCAGGTACCTTTGTTTTCAATGTGAGTGATTTTACTCGTTTTCATAAATCTGAGATTTAATGTTATTATTCAACACCTCGATATTAGCCTCGAGGTAGGCTACACGGCTTTCTAGCTCGTTTATCTTATCAGTCATCGCATCTATACGATACTGTTTTAATCTTAAAAGATCTTCTGTGTGTGTCATATCTAATTAGTTCTAAATATCCAGTAACTAAATTCTACACCACTACCTGACGCATCAGCAAAATCATATTCTTCTTCAGAGCCGTCATAACTACCAAAGTGATGTCCATAGCCGTCTGACCTCCTCAGATTCTCAGCCGTTTCTGCCCAGTCTATTTCTATCCAGGGATAGTCATCTAAATCAGTACCAGCCAGGTAACAATCTGTAACCAGGTCTTTAACCGATTCAATGTGTATATCCTCTATGGCACTATCAGAAATAAAGCGATAAGATTCAGACCGGCCGTTATCAACATAAAAATCATCGTCATAATCAGCCAGTTTATCAAATAATTCTTGCCTAAAAACTTTACAATCTATATCCAGGACATCAGCAGTAAAGTCTATAACATCTTTGTATAATTGTATCTTGCTCATAGCTTCTGTCCTTTAAGTTTACCAATAGCTTTCAGATAATCATCAGGCATAATCCAACCTTGCTTTCCGTTATACTTATCAAACCTATCAGTCTGTCTGTCTATCGCTTCTTGTTTTTTAGTGTAAATATAATCAACTAAATAACGAGCTTGTGACTGGTGCTCAGGTAGTCCTCCTATGTGCCAGTTTCGACAATGCATAATGGCTCTATCTGCGTTATAATATTTCCAGTCGTAGATAGTTAATACACCGGCACCGAAATCAATAATCCATTCAATAGAAACCTTTTCGCCCACCTCTTCTCTGTATGATGGCTCTCCGAATATTTCTTTAATGTCGTAATAATCAGCTTGCACAAATTCACGTAGCGATGTGCCGTTCGCTTTACCATAGGACTCTTCATCCCTAAGTACTTTAAAATCGTTCATAATGTAAAAATTTAAATGTTAATAATGACGCAAAGTTATGAACAAATATTGAAAAAAACAAATAGAGGTAAAAACTTGAAAGGATCTAAACACAAAAAAACCAGGCATAAAGCCTGGCTCTCTCTAACATTTAAGATTTACGAACAATCAATCTCAATGCAAATATAATCATTTTTTTAACTTTACCAAACGAGCCTCAAAATAATCTATTATATCTTGTATATCGTGCTGGCTTAATTTAACAGTCTGACGTGATTTAAAGTGCAGCTCTTCAGCTTTACCCTCTCCGTATAACTTATCCAGGTGCACGCTAAAAAGGAACTGCTCTCCGTGTCTAAAAATATTACATCCCTTACATTGTACTTGGCAATTATCTTCGTCCCAGCGTGTGTTGTAGTGTTTACGACTCATAAAATGACCACAATCTTGCGACTTCCATTGGTCTACTTTTCCACAAGTAAAACAAGCTACATAGCCATTGCTATCAGCATTTCTAGTCCGTATGTATTGTGAGAATACTTTATCGGCCTTAGCTATTAATTTACTACGCTTGGATTTAGGCATTAGATTGCGTTGTCTAGTATTTCAATCATATGCCTTATCTCACTACGTTCAAACTTACCCTCGATAGTAGCGTTATAAGTCTTAAATTCGATATGATACATATGCTTTTCTGCATCATTTTTCTTCTCTACTTTTCCTAAATTTTTGATTTTCAAATTAAATTTCATAAAAATATGCTATTATTATAATTATTATTATTATTATATTATTACTAAACATTAGCTAAGGCTTAGTCCTGAGCTAAGGACTTAGTCCTGAGTTAATACTTAGCCTTATGATAAGGCCAGGAATCTCAGAAATTACTATGTAAAGTTATGAAAAATCTTTGAACACGCAAATGACCTACTTAGAGATGGCTTTGTACTTCTCTATGCCACGGCTTCCGAAATAGGCTACATAGGTGGTTACCAGTAAGGTCTTGAGCAGCTCAATCCATTCGACATCAATAGCAAATGCGTTGCCGGTAGAGTCTAGCACTACGAATAATGAGGTAACAAAAGTGAGGTATAATAAAACTAAAGGCCGTGTATTTTTTGAAAGCCAGGAATCTGAAATCATATCATTAGACCATCGTTCAGTAACACCTCGCATCTCTTCTAAGTCCATTTCAAGCAGTTTTAAGGCAGTTTCTTTATCTTGTGGTGGCAAAGTATCGTCTGAGTGTATAAGATTCTTTAAAATACCTAAAAACCCTTCATCAGGTAAAGCATTTCCAAGTTTACTAAATAAGCCTTTTTTACCTACTAAAAACTTACCTACTTTTGTGTCTTTAAATTTCTTTTTCATACTCCCAGGTTAAGCGTAACATAATGAATATTAAGTAAATATTAAGTTCGTAGAAATCTTCTTGCTCGTCAGGTGTATAATACGCCCAGCCTAAAAGAGGTCCTATCTTAAATCTTTCAGATAAACTAATTTCTAAAATTCTCATATTAAAATCTTAAGCTAATGTTTTCGTATTCTGTTTTAGCATCAAAACTTGGACAGTCTTTAGAACTAAAATCTCTATGTCCGTAAACAACCCCTCCGTAGGTGTCGTGTAGTTGGCATAAGAGATCTACTAAAGCTTCTCTTTGAAGTTCGTTTCTAGTATCTTTAGATTTAGTATTATCAGCATTCATACCACCGGCATATGCTATACCTATCGAGTCCCAGTTATGGCCTTTAGTATGTGCACCGGTACGCTCAATCGGTCTGCATTCGTGTAATTCTCCGGCCAGGTCAATAAAGAAATGATAACCAATATCAGACCAGCCTCGCTCTTTGACGTGCCAGGTGTATAAGTCTTTTTTTGTAACATCTCTACCCTCAGGTGTAGCCGTACAATGGATTATAATTTTATTTATCTTTCTCAAGAGTTAATTACATTTTATGTGAATCGTAGTCTAATCCGTAGAAAGAGTGAACTCCGTTACCCTCGATGTCTATAGCGTAAGTTTTCCAACCATAAGGATGGTCAACTGATGTTACTTCTGGAGTTACTATCATACCATCTTCATCTAAAACTGCTTCTTGTTCTATTGTAGTAATATCTGCATCGTTCCAACATACGTCAATATGCCAACCTAGTGATAATACTGGAGCAGTTACTTCTTCTCCTTCTTCGTCATATTCCCCTTGTTCAAGAACAATATTTCCTAGTTGTACAATAGTACTTTTGTGAGTTGGATATTCGTTTCCATCTTCATCAGTTGCAGTTCCAAGAGCATCTATTTTACTTTGTGCTTGTTCTCTTGAATCAAATTCGTATTTTGCTATTCTCATTACTTATTTATTTTAACTTTTGGTTATAAC